CAACAAATGAAAGGGTCAGTCCACATGCAACGATCATGACGATGCGTGCTTTGATTTCTTCGTTGGTGTGTTTTGGTCTCATTTGCATTTTGCTCCTAAGTTGTTTTCGACTTGTCCCAATACGGTTGCTGCACCCAAAGCCTTGTTGCGAATTTCTGGGCAGTTCACTCTTGTACGGTCTGAGCAAGCTGTGACCGTCATGGCGAGCAAGCTAATCAGGGCTAGGCGTCTCATGCGCTAATTTCCATTAGCACCATTGTTGATACTGCGCTGCCTTCCTGCACAATGCAGGCTGCAGTGTTGTTTGGATTCATAAATGTCGTTTTGTAGGTAGTTGCGCTAGTTGTTGCTGGCTCGTCAAGGTAAGAAATTGAAGCGCTGGCTCCATTGCTTTCTGCGTTGCCTGTGTAAAGAAACAAATCTCCACTCATTTTTGCAAGAGTAGTTGCGCCTCGCACCAACCTTATGTTCATACGGTTTTCAGCGTTAGCGCTGCTTTTGAAACAACCATTTTGCGACACCATTACTAGCACCTTGCTAGAACTTGATTGAGGCGTGATAGAGGCTGTAAGGCTTGTGTCTGCAAATGTGCTGGTGTTGTTTGTGGTGGCTGTGCTGGTTGAGCCATAAACCACCTGTAACACACGAAACGCCCCTCGCAGGTCATTGACATAGGCAGCAGTAAGCACATTGCCTGTGGTCTGCGATGCTGGAAGATTAGTAGGTGTAGCCATAATTAGTATCCTAACTTGTTGTAATCAAGCCTGCCGAACACCGTGTCATTGAGAATGAGGTAGTTGTTTAGGTCAGCGCCCGACAGGTAAAAGGTGTAACGACTTGACTCAGGCGTAGCTGTCACCCTGACACCCTCAATAATTGAGTAGTACACAGTGCCACGGAAAGTAACCGAGACCCTCGCCCCAATCAAAAAACCAAAAGTCGTAAGCCCCATGTAATCCATTTGGAAAGAACTTTGAGCCTCAGCCAAACAAGAAACACTGGTCAAAGCAAACTTTTGTGTGCCGTACTGACTCAACAGAAAGTTGGCTTGGTCGAGGGCTTGACCGGCAGAAGCCGACAACGTGTTCACCGTGTAAGTACGGTACGGAACAGTAGCGCCCACATTGGTAACGGTCTGACCTGCATAGTCTGCAGGATCAACAGTTACCTGCGTATAAAAGTTGTCTGACAATGCACCAAAGTCTGCCTGGTCATACACCTGGTTAGTGGCGTTATTAGCCACATCGGAAAAGTTCACTGTGCAAGTACGAGCGTTGAAAGGCCCACTCAGATTGATGAAGTTGTATCCAGTGCAATCAGACATTCTGCCGTTGATAGTTACCAGCGAAGCATTTATCCAGTCGCCCCAAGTACCCGACACTGTTGAAGCTGCCATTTGTGGTGTGGTGGCACTGATGCCAATAGACAAGCCTGTTTGGGTGCTGGCCGTGTTGCATTGCGTATAAAAGTCGCCTGCAGCCATTGCATAGTTTTGACCTGACATTCGAGAAGCCTGAGCAAAACCACCTTCAAGGGTCACATTCAGATAGTCAGCATTGCCAACACCACCTGCATAAGGAATGCCATAAGTTACGCTCACATCTTTGATGATTCCGTGATACATCGCATAGTTGCCATCTGTGGTGTTTGGCCCCCAAATCCTGACGTAGGTATCGGGCACCATTGCCGTGTTAGGTGTGGCGTATCCAGTTGGGTAGCGAATCGTTAGTGAGCCTGTAGAGGCGCTGTATTGGTCAAGCATGAATTGCCTGCCAATGCTGAACGAGATGTCCTGCACATCATCTAACTCAACCCATGTGCCAGTGTTGGCTGTAGTTGAGTATTCGACTTTGTAATTCTTAGGCATCAGAAAGCGTTGTTTGTTCTAATCGGCACAGAGCCGTTCTGACGCATGTAGGTACGCAACGCTGCCACCACTGCGTTAGGGTCGCCACCGTTGACATTGATGTTGACAGTTGTGCCACCACCCATTTGGCTCATACGGTCTAACGGAATCACAGCCTCTGGGCCTGCCTCACCGATCATCGCCAGCGTCGGGCCAGTGACGATGCCACCTGCAGCCAACATCGGGATGTCGGGCATGGCAAAACCTTTGCCACCGATACCGGGCACCCACGACGGCACAGTGAAAGAAAACTTGCCGATGGTGTTGTTCCAGACTGAGGCAATGCCGTTGAAGATGGTTTTGAACACTGTGAGCATCAGGTTGAACTGTGGAATGACAACATTGGTAATCCACCATTTGATAGCGCCGAATACGCCATCGACAATGTTTCGGAATCCTTCAAACTTTTTGTAGGCAATGGCAAGACCAGCAATGAGCGCAATGACGCCAATGACGATTAGCCCAATTGGGTTCAGTGCCATGGCAATATTTATGGCCACAATGGACGCTGCAATGGCTGCTAACGCTCCTGCGATAATCATGAATGTTTGTGGGTTGTTTTGTGCCCACGTTGCAAACTTCTGAAGGTAAGGCAAGACGGATTCAACTGCTGGCAATAGTGCTGCGCCAATGGATTCTTTTGTTTCGTCAAAACCAAGTTTCAGTCGAGCAAACTTGCCTGCTGTGGTTTCGGCTGCATCTGCAGCTGCGCCACCAGTGGTTTGGGCAAGTGCGTACATGACGTCTTCAAAGGTCGAACCGTCCTTAATCATCTGACGGTATTCAGGAGCAAGTTTCCCTAACGCTGCAAGGTTGCCACCATAGGCTTTTTCCAGCGCACCAACGACGGTCTCCAGTGGTTTGCCGGTGGCTGCAGCAATGTCCATGGCTTGAGTTGCCAACTCTTGCGCCGTAGTAACTGAACCAGTTGCCCTGGCGAGCCGATTTAGAGTCGGTCTCAATTTGTCGTCCGAAATTCCGAGCAGTTGACCTTGCGCCGTGATCCAGTCTTCAACGCTGGCTATCTGTGCATCATTTGCGCCAGTGGTCTTTCTTAGGCTGTTAGCGAGGAGGTCTTGCGCTGCAGCGTCTTCAATAGCGCCCGATACTGCGTCACCTAAAACAACGGCTAAACCAGCCAATGCTGCAGCTGCAGGAACGGCTGCTTTCTTGATGGCAAACTGCGCCTTTTTTCCTGCGCCCTCCAAATTTCGGAATTCCGAAATGGCCTTGGAAACTCCACCTCCGTCGAAGGTGCTTATGATTGGTATAGCAAGAGCCATTAGTTCAGTTCTTTCTGGACACGTTGAATGGCATCCATTGAGAGGCGTTGTAAAGCCTTTTCAATCTCGCCACGCTTCCTAAATACAGAAGGCCCAAGAACTCTCGTCTGGTTGGGTTTGAGTAACCCTAGAGAGTCTCCCAGTGTGTTGGGGTTGCTACGCCCTGCAGCCTCGAAGACGGCAGCGCCGACGTAGGTCTGTGTGATGTAGATCAGGCTCACGGCTTCCCTTGCAGCGTCCACTTTTAACTTGACCCCTGACTGTGCCTTGGCCACGGAGAACGGAAAGATTTTGCGTCCTGTTTTGTCTGTCCAGTTTCGAGCCATACCCGACAACGGAATCTTGGCGTAGCCCTGCTGAACTTCACGGATGGCTGGTTGAGCAATTTCGTTGGCGTTCCTAGTGAACTCTTTACGAAGACCCGGCTCAACCTTGTTCAAAGAACGGATGGTTTCTTTCAGACCTGCTATCTCTATGGAGGCTGATGCTGTCATTTCCGTTTTGCTGCTTTCTGTTGTTTATTTAAAATCTCAATGACCGTGTTTAGGTCATCCGTTTCAAATGGTATTTGTGGGGGGTAATACCCGGTGGCAACAAGTACTTCTGCTAAGGCTCTTCTGTAACTGTTGCTTGCGTGGCTTTTGGGTCTTCTTGACCAACTACCTCCACGGCGTTCACGGATTTGATGTATTCGTCAAATGTTATGGGCACTGGAACGTTGTGTTGTTTGCAACATTCGTATGCCATAAACGCAAGGTCTTCGATGCCGATGCCATTGGCCAGTGAAGATGCTTTCTGTTTGAACTTGCGTTCCCAAGCGACCACCACAAACAAATTGGTTTCTAGTTCGTATGGTTCGCCTTCGTTGGGCGTGATGCGTAGTTGGATTTTCATTGTTTCCCTCTTTCCTTAGATCAGGTGATGTCTCGAACCCATGTGCCACCAGTGAAGGTAGCCGTCACGGTTGCGAGTTCGCCCACGGTTGAGTTGATAGGCGTAAAGTTTTCCAGCATTGCGTTTGTAATGGTGTACTCAGGGTTAGACGCTGACTCAGTTGTTCCAGATGGGCTGATGATGAGTGTTGTGCTGCCTTTGCCGACCATGTCTGCAAGTGCTGTTTCAACTTCTGCTGTTGCGCCTGAGCCACCGTAGGCAAGGAAAAACTCAATAGTAACTTCAACGCTCTGAAGGCCACCAACAAAGCGATGACCAGTGTCACCGAATGCTGTGGATTCAAGCGAGTCCTGACCGATGGTCAATGTCACTTGGTTGGCGTTGTCGCCAATCTTGGTGTAAGTAGTAGCGCCCTGTGTGATGTTCACAGTTGCGTTGCTGAGGAATGTTGTTGATGCCATTTCTGACCTTTCTAGTTTCGTCTAACTGCGATAGCCACAGTCAAATCGTATGTTGGGATGTCTTGCCCACCGTAAGAAGCGTTGCCCGGTCGGGCGTCAACTACGGCAATGGAAGAGTTCATGATTGTGTCAACCGTGGTCATCAGGTAGTCACCTGAATCTTGGTTGCCAGGAGGAGCTGCAAGTATGCGAACTGGGATGCGAAAGTCGCCCACGTTGTAAGTAAATGACGTCATCACTGGGAGTTCAATAAAAACAGACATGGGGCGTGCGTTGCGTGGGTCTGTGACTGGTTTCAAACCCAACGCTGTCAACGCTGTTTTGATTGCGTTCACTGCGTCAACAAGGATTCCAGATGCAGGCATCAGGCCACCTGTGGACGGCCACAACCGATGAGAGACATGATGCGACCCATGGTTGAAGGAATAGGGATTGAAGACATTGCGTCAAACGATGCAAACGAATCTGCAGAGCCACGCTCACGGTAGAGAGTTGCTGCATACATGATCGCACCGAGTTTCACATCTGCACCTGGCACTGTTGTCATCGAGTCTGTGTAACCAGCCTCACGACGCTTTCTGAAGCACCAGTTGTTGGTGGCATTGACGCAGACCGTTATGAAGGCCGTGTCGTTAGCAGTAGCCACGTCAATACCTAACCAACTTGTGACATCGGAAGCCTGTATCCACGATACAGACGGTGTGAAAGTCA